CAAGAACATGTTTGTTCAAAGCAAAATCGCAGACCTCAACGCATAATCGGGCAGGTCTACAGCGTAGGGGGCTCTAATGGGCCCCCTACATTGGTATACACATCAAAAATAAATAAAATCGAATTCTAGGTGAATAAAAATGGCTGATACAACTGACCAAATATCCATTGACCTAGCAGTGTACATGGAAAGATTAGATACGTATATAGCCACCCAGTCACAGTTAAATGAAACATTATGCAGTAGGCTGGAAAGTTTAGATTCAGAGCTAGAAGATTTAAGGGATTGGCGAAGTAGGTTTTATGGAGCAAAATCATTAATGTTTTTAATGGGGATACTACTAGCTCACGGAGCAGCCGTGATTGCTAGTATGGTTACAGTATCTTCAATTATGAACGATTAGGAGAAATACGTATGGCAAACGAAAGACATACAGACCAACGAGAATGGGAGATTGATTATTCTACACGTCAATCGGTCCACGCTGTTACTAAATATAGTCCCTTTAGAGAGGCACTTAGTACGACAGCTTCTACTTTATTTACCCCAGCACAAGGCGAAATTGCTACCAACTGGGTACAAAATCCTAGAATTGAAGCTACTGATATAAGTATGTTTACTGCATCAGGTTCAGCCATTTCCCGTAGTACTGCACAACAATCATTAGGGGCTGCATCATTATTGGTGAATCCTGCAAACTCCGCTAATCATGAGGGTTTTTACTGGGAATCTCAAAAAATTCCGTTTAGTTTAAACCCACAATATTTATCTGTGCAAATTGAACACAGAGGAGCTTCTGCTTCTGGCGCAGTTAAAATAGAAATAAAAGATTCAACAAACACGGTTCAACACGCTGTATCTGATAGCTCTGATTTAGCTACAAGTTGGACACGACTAACTACCACATATGCTATACCCGGCTCTACTGCTCCGGCATCATATAGATTATATGTAACTACTAATGGTCAACATAACATTAACTATTATGTAGATAAGATTATGTTTGAAGTACGAGAAGATACAACAGCGGTTTCTACTTATTTAGACGGTTCTAGCGGTGTTAACTATGAGTGGACAGGAACTGCTAATGCCTCTAGTTCAATTAAAAAGCGGGGCATGACTACTATTAAAGGTATGAAAGTAACTAATGAATCTAGCACAGGTGGCGAAATAGTTTACCTTGCTATAGGGACTACTGCTACTTCAAGTACAGGAATACCTATTGGAGCAGGCGAAGCGTTTGAAACAACTATCCCATTAGGATTTACGGACTATGTTTCTGTAATATCCGCATCAGGTACACCAACAATCAGAGGCGTAATCTGGGGGGTTTAAATGACTACAATTGAGTCTAATAATTACAATATGTATCAAAGCGTTAGTGATGATGCTAATATAACAGTTATTGAAAAACAGTTTGGTAGGACTACCTACGAAGATATTACAGATGCATTAGATGAATATGCTCGATTATTTAGGGCTGGAATAGCGTCCGATGCAGAAATAATGACTTTATCCAGAGCCTTTCCTAATTCAGCTCGCTACACACAAGCCGCTTCTAGAATAAAAGAAGAGCCTGTTGTAGTAGGAGGTCCAGCTAGTGTTGAACTTATTGATAGAGAAGGACATTTAATTACTACCAACGCTCTTAAAAAAGCTTTTACAAAATATATGTCTAACTTTAGAACTAGGAATACTATGGTTTTACATTCTGATGTACAAGTTGGATGGGCATTACCTGCTTATATAAGTAAAGGCGGGCAAACTTTTAAATCAGGAGTAGATGATAAAGGTTTATTTTTTGTAACTGAAATTAGAAAAGATACTAAAATTGCTAAAAAAGTATTAGACCAAATAAGTGATGGTAAATTAAAATCATATTCAATAGCAGGGTCTGCTACCAAAACTCAAAATATGCAAAAAGGTTTAATGCCTTACATGCAAGTAGATGAAATGGAACTGGCTGAAGTTACTGTATGTGAAAAGGGTGTTAACCAAGCTGCGGGATTTGATATTCTTAAAGGGCATAATTCTGCTACCCACTCATGCAGCGATGGGAGTTGCCTTCTACATTTAGAAAAATCAGATGAGCCATACGAACCTGAATTACTTATTAAAGATAATGGTGATATTGATTTTATTAATTCATTTAAAGCGTGGGTTCAAAAAGAAGATATATTAACTTCAGGAACTAGTTTTACGACCCTTCATAATTTTGAAGGAAGGGATGCAGAACATCATCAACTTCTTAGAGAGTATGGATTTCCTTCAGAACAACCTCAAGAAGCTATGCGATACAACCCCGTAATTGAAACTGAAACAGATGAAAATGGAATGCCTGTTAAGTCAAAACCCCCGTGGGTTGTTAATGAATCTGGGCAAGACTTAGGGAATAGATTAGACAACGATTTAACTACATATAAAGATTTAACTAAAGCTGATGATGAATTCGATGACGATGATGTAGAAAATGAATTTGAACAAGGTTGGATAGTTGAATATGTAACCGAGCAAGTAGAAAAAAATGCTGATGTTATATCACCAAATCCTGTACCCAGTACCCCATCTATGGGATGGTTCGACATGATAAAAGGAGCTGAGGAACAAGAACACCTTTCTCAGTTTTTAACATGGATGCAAAAAGATATGGATACAATAACCGCACATGCTATGGATAATGCGTATCCGGGTTGGCGGGAAGACAAGGGCGCATACAAAACCGAATGGGACAAAATGAAATCTAATATACAGGAGGGTTATAAGTAACCAAAAATGACAAACATTCTTACTCAAGCAATAAAATTTTTCCACCATCTACCTACGGGAGGTGAGTACCACGAGCCACAAGAGAAAGAATATGAACTTTATAAACATATAGAACATATTGATGAGCCTATCGAGGCTACACATTGTAAGTATTGTGATTACGATAATAGAACTCAACAAGAAAAATATCGAGATAGTCATTTAATATAGAATTAGTTACTTTAACAGTATAATAACTTAGGAGATGTAATTAGTAGTATGTGGTTAATTTAATGTCATATGTAAACGTGAACGTAAGTTAACCGCATACTACTAATTACATCCTTCATAGCACAATAAGAGGAGGACTTTATGGAAGATGCTTTAGACCAAGAGTGTATCTGTAGCGTTGACGGTTTATCCGACCAATGCATATGTGAAGCCGAGAAGGGGTGCAGTTGTCAGGGATGTGGATGTGAAGCGAATGTACCGATAGCACAATGCGGGTGTGGCAACTGGCAGCAATGTGCGATAGAAGAACAAGATAATTAAGGAGAACATTAGATATGATAAGAATACTTACATTAGGTATCCAGTTTTTTATGCTGAATAGTGGACAATCCAAAGCCGGGAAAGGGGTTCTTAACGAAGGCATGGATGTTATAAGTGCCATTGGTAAAGCAATGAAAGACAAAAAGATAACTAACGCAGAGAAAAAAGCTGTAGTAAAAGAGATAAAAGAATTTTCTAAAGCTGCAACCGACCTCTTAGATTCCATAGCAATCCCTGAATAATCAGATGACTCTATGGATTTACAAAATCTCAAGCTACCGTTAGGCATAGTATTATTAATTCTAGCTCAAGCATTCGGTGTAATCTGGTATGTAAGTGGGTTAGATGCTAACGTCAAAGTACTAAACACAGCGGTAGCTGAGATTAAATCTTCAATGGATGCAAAAGAAATTGCCATCCTTTCTACAGAACTCTCCCATCTTAAAGAAAAGATGGCAGACGTTGAAACCTTCGACCCTTCCGATATTCATCTAGACGATTTAGATATCCCTTCATTTGATGCCTTATTTGGCGAACTAGACCATATATATCAACGTCTTGACGATATTGAACGGAACGGTGGTGGGGAACTTCCTCAAGATATTTACTGGCAGCTTAATGATTTATGGCGAGAAATTGAGAATAGTTCTCGTGAATGGGAAGAAGTACGTTTTCAATTAGATACATACTACTTCCAAATAGAGGATATAAATATCCGCATACAAGATTTAGAAAGGCGGGTAAACGACTTATTAGACCATAGGTGGAATTAAGATGAAGCTTAATCTTAACTTAGCCACCATTAGCGTACTAGTAGGTTTTGCCACACAG